GACCCAAACTTTTCTATGAAAAAACAAGAACGAATTGAATCTGCACAAAAACGCATTCAAGAATTAAAAACACTTATTAATCACTGGCTAAAAAATGAACGACAAACAAAAACAAGAGTTTGAACAGTACAAACAAGGTTACAATGACCTATCAAAAGCTCTTGGCAAGATAAAAATAATGCACCAAGATGCAAAAATAGAAGAAGAAGTGAAAAAAGAACTAGGAGATTTATATGGTTAAAGTTAGACTTCCAAGAGATCCATATGAAGGTCAGATATATTATGACCCTGATAATGAGCTAATTTTTTTGTATGAAAAGGGTAGATGGATAGATGTTACCGATTTAGATATTGCCAAAACCGAATTTTAGTTGACATAACTGAATTATTACTCTTATAATAAAAGAGCATATAAATAAACGCTATGTCAATTTTATACATTATTGAGTTAGCTGATAATCCATCTATTTTAAAAGTTGGAATCAGCTCTCATCTTCAAACATGGAACGAATCAAGATCAGCTTCTTTAAGAGTTGGTTATAGAACAAAAGCAAACAAAATCTATGAAATTTATAATGCAAATAAACTTGAAAGATATATTTTAAATCACCCAAAGTTTCGTGATATAAGGATACCTGGTACTGAATGGTTTTCTTTTAAAACAAAAACAAAGAAAAATTATTTTTTAAACTTAATAAAAAGACAAGTAAGATTTGCAAAATACATTTATGAAAAACAACCATCAGATAAAAAAGAAAGATTTTTAGAATATATGTATTGTTTAAATGAAAGTTGGAGGCCAGATTATCAACAGCTTACTTATGACGAAGAAAAATTAGTAACTCAATATTTTTATTCTGAAGCATGGAGAAGAAGAACAAATCATTCAAGAAGCATATTGCAAAAAGAAAGACATATTATAAGAGCAAAGAAAAGAAAATCTAGAGTTTTAAATATAATTACACCACATTATTGTGATACTAAATTAAGAAAAAAAAGAGAAGATGATTATATAAATAGAGAAAGGACTCCAAAAGAACTAGAACAAATGGAAAGAATTAGAGAAATGATGAATGCTGTAGGTTATTAGCTTGCAAAATAGTTATTTTAAGGTAAAATCAAGATGGGAAAGTATATCTAATGCAACTAACACTTGATGGTGTAGACAAACAAGATGCTCTTGCGGTACTAAGAAACAAGAGTTTGGAGCGTATAGATGGCGGTGATCACAGAGTTTATAGAGATACGGAAGGCAAAGAATACCATTCAGTAACTCATATACTTAGTGAAACTAAGAATAAGAGAGATAAAGAAGCATTAAATAGGTGGTTGGCAAAACCTGGAAGTGAAAGTATAAGAAAACAAGCAGCGAATAGAGGAACGAAAGCCCATTCACACTGCGAATATATATTAAAAACAGCATCACAACTTATTAGGAACACTTGTAATGAACGAAACTCTTGGACAACATATGAAGATGGTTTGGCACGTTCTCCGAAAAGCATCACAGAATGGGCGATTAAGAAAGCGAAAGGAGGCTCGCCTAAAGTACATTGGTTGGCTGAACTACACGCCAGAGGTTTGGCAGATTGGATTGATGGAGGATCAATAACTTCCATTCATAGTATAGAATTTAGTATTTATCACCCATTAGGATTCGCTGGTACGGCAGATTGTTTGCTCGATATTGACGGAAAGCTGACTATAACTGACTTTAAGACAACTGGTTCGTCTAAAGATAAACCTGACAAATATTTGGAAGATTATTTTTGTCAGCTGGGTGCATACAATATGGGACTAAAACACTTAACTGGCATTCAAGCGAAGCAAGCTGCGATAATTATTGCCAAAGAAAATGGAGCCATTCAAGAGAGAATAATGAATGAGTATGAATTATTGGGAGCTATGGCAAAATTTGAAGAAAGAATGCACAAATATAATAAATTTAGATAAAAAAATCCAGGTTTTTGAAATCCTAGAAATTTTTAGTTCAACTGGTTTTACCAATATTTTGGGTGATCTCCAAGATTAGTAAAACCATTTTGAAGTACATACAAATATGCGGTAGATGATTGAAGGTCGTATTTAGACATAATTTCTTTAATTATGAATCGTTTACTATGACCTTTATCTTTTAATTTTTGTATATACTCAAAAATGATAGTTTTGTTTTCCATAGTTAGAATTCAGAAATAATTTCGGATAATAGCTTCATTTCTTTACCCTTTGGATCGTTTCTATCAATCCATTCTTGCTCAGACATTTCATCAAAAAAAGATAATCTTTCTAATAAAAGTTCTAAGATGTATTCTTTATGTTCACTTTTCATGTGCACCTTTCTCAATTTGCCAATCGTATTTATCAGAAATCCATGAACAACTTTGGCAAGATAAAGATGACCATGCAAGATGAAAAACTCTTTGAGTTTTACCACATTTAGGACATTTAATTAATTTCCCACTACTTTTTACTCTTGAATGTTTTTTCATTGGAACGAAGATAACTTCACGCAAGCCATTACGACTCGGTGAAGTGATTTCTTTGTATTGTCTATAATTCTCATCTTCATACATAAATTGATTATATTTGAAATCAAGATTTATAGAATCACGAGCATAATCAGACAATGAAATATCACCCATAAGGTAGGCGTCATCAAGTGACGCCCTTTTTTGTTGATATTCTTTATGTTTCATAATCTTCTTCCTCGATAACATTTTCAAAATCAGCTATTTCGTGATTTTTAATAATTTCCAAAGCATCAATAATTTTATTGTCAAACTCTTCAGAAATTTCTTCATCTAAACCAATAGAGGTTAGACGATCAAAATAATCATAAATAGTCATAATAACTCCATGCAAACTTCTATACCTTTTTTGCATAAATCTATTTGTTTCTCGGTTAAACGAGGTTCAATAGATGCTGCAATTTTTTGACACGCTAAAGATTTTTCATCATTTGGTGCGGTAATTGCAAGAACTAATGCTTGCAGATATGCTTGCTCATCATTTGTAATTTTCATTGTAAATAATACCCCTCTCCGTTTGTGTCATCATCTTCATCTCTTGCCCACCATTCGATTTTTACATTTTTAAATTTATCTCTAAGTTTTTTATATATAGAGTAGGGTGGACACCATGCGGTATCGAAACCAACAACAAGTGTGCGACCACTAAGGTTATCAATATCGGTAATTTCAATATCTTCTTTTGGGACGTCCCATTTGGTGTCCCATTTTTCCAACCTCCAATCATACCAACGTGTATCTTGAACATTTGTAGACTTAAATTTACGAAACTTCATTACTTCTCCGTTTCGTAATTTATGTTCTTCAATGATCGGTAGCTCTCCTACCATTCCTAAAGGCTTTTTATCAAAATGGCCACTTGTCTCATTTCCTTTTAATGGAACGGAATCCCAATTAGGCTCTTCAATAAGTTGGCCAAATGGACACCCTTTTTCAAAGATGTCCTTAATTTTTTTAATGTTTGTTGTTTTTGCTGAAGAAAACGTAACTTCGTTTGTTGTCCAATTTGGCATTTAAAATCTCCTTAAGTATTTTGATTGACAATATCCCATATAGAGATAAATCTTTCTAACCAAACTTGTTGGTTTTTATTTAATTTGTCTTTTGTATCAACTCCATAAAGAAGTTCGGAAGCACATATATGTGGTAATTTTTGTTTCTTTAAAAATGTTTCGTAAACATCAATTAACCAAAGCATTTCATTAGACATGATCAAACTCTAATTACGGGAGCTAAATCTTCTTTGCCTTTTGAATTGGCAATCCATAATGCTCCTCCATCATTACCTTCATCATCAGATTGTGGTATCAATGCTGAACCATCACTTAATTCAATAACTATTGGAGAAGAATACCAACCGCTTGCTTCGGTTTCTTCTTGTGTTAAATAACGAACACCCATAATTCTTAATCCAACTAATGAATTGAAACGTTTTGCCCACTTTGCTTTTTCTTTGTATAGTGGGTCGTTTTCGAGAATAACTTTTTTTGGTTTTGATTGTGTCATAGCGTTTTATGAGAAAAAAATAATTGTTTTATGAGACAGATTTTTCAAAGCTTACATAATTTTCCTCGTCCCATTCAGGATCTGGTGTAGCTGAAAATTCTGGAATGAGCTTAGAAAGCTCTCGTATCTCTTTGCTTAATCTAGCTAACGAACTTGGGTCGTTATTCATTTCAGCTTTGAGCATACATTGAAAAAGCAGATTCATTGATGCTGCGATCATTTTTTGCTTTTCCTTAGAACAAGGTTTAACCCTTTTATCTTTGGAACGATCAGCCATTGCTTTGACTGTATCTCTATGTGCTTGCTGTCTCGAAACATTAAATGTTGATTGAGCATATGCACGAACTCCTTTTGGAGAAATTCCTAAATCTAAAAGACGTTTCAACCTTTCTAAATCTTGTGACCGAAGTTCATTGGAACGTCTTGAATTAACCATAGGCACTTTACGTTTACTACTCTAATATACTAGCATATATATAGATAAAGCAATCACTATGAGCAGAATTAAAGATTTATTATTAAGACTTCAAAACGAACAAGATCAACCAAATCCAAATGAAATTAAGCTTTCATTCAATGATCAATGGTTTTTATTGACAACTATCCTTTCATTCATCAAATATTCAAAATATTCTACTAAAAGAAAAATAAGATTAATGAAATTATTTGATATTTTATATCTTGCATCAACTAAAGGAAGTTCTATAAAATTCTCTAAAATCATTGCAAATAATAGAAAATAACTGCTATAATATAGGAGTAGTTTACTTTATTCGCTATGCCTATTTGGGAAATTAGAGATTCTAACGGAAACGTACATTCTGTTGATCTCGCAAAAGCTAATCTTAAATCAGTAAATGATATTGAAGATTTAGTTAAAAATGAGTTTAAAAAATTTGATGAAAAGAAAGCTATTAAAGCTCTTCAAAATGCCAAAAATGGTAATGAAATTAATTCTGTTCTCGATTCTTTAGGTAATTAATTATGTCAGCTTATTTATGTTCGGACGACAATCTCAATGCTTTATCAACTTTTTACTATATGAAAAGTGGTAAAACAGATGCAGAAAGAAAATCTAATATCTTAAGAGCTATTAGAAAAGCTAACAAAGATCCTTGGTACGAAAGACAAGAACTAGGCTTAACTCTTACTTTTGACGAGAGAATGAAGTTACACGCAAAATTTGATAAGTTTTGTGATGGTCTTTTTGATATTTGGTATCACCAATATTCCAACGAATGTATCTATGAAGTTATTTTTAACATCTTACTAAGAGAAAACCAAAACTCTTTGATGGCTAGATATAACGATAAAGAATATTCTGAAAGACCTTCTTATGTATATAGAATGTCGAATGTTGTTAATTATTGGGACGATCATAATCAACTAGGTTATCTTGTCGGAATTATTAACAACTATGATTATCAATCTTGTGAACACGAAAATTATTATGATTCTTTGGGTTATGCAATTTTAGATCAAATCAAAGAGTTACTTCTTAGAGAATTACAAATTGGGAAAATTTGGGATTTTGACGAAAGAAAATTTATAGAAGAAAATAAGTTATTTCAACCTATTTCTTAATTTCTTTTCACATATATAGACTTACGAGGTATTATTTAGTTAATACCTCTTTTTTATTGGCAATGGTTTCTAAAAATAGTATGGAGTCAATTAAAAATATCTATGGAAAACGTAACCCAAAAAGTCATATTGAACAGCGTTGCCAAAGACTCTATACAAAACAATTAGACGGATTATCTACAAGACAGTTAGTTTTACAGCACGCACAAAGAGAAAGTATCTCCGAAAAAACAGCGTGGGCAGATTGGAAAACTGTAACCAAGTGGAATTCACAAGATTTGGAGCGAGATCGAGTCGATATACTTTCTCGTTTACATTCTATGCGTCAAAGATTGTTTAATGCTGCTTTGAAAAAAGGCCAACTGCAAACTGCCCACATGATTTTAGACTCACTAGGGCGTGCGAATGGCGAGACTCAGGAAGCCGTAAACGTAAATATGCCACCTTCGCTAAACATTCAAATCGAAAGCAAGGAATGACATTCAGTTTTTGCATTCAGTTTTTTACATTCAGTTTATATAGCTTGATTTTTCATTCAGTTTTTGCGGACCTGGACCCGCCCTGGTGGTTTACCAGGTAGTTACCTGGACATCTCCTGGTGTTTACCTGGTCAAAAATTCATTCAGTTTTGCCGAAACTCGAAAATTTCATTCAGTTTACCTGGTCTTTACCTGGTCTTACCCTGGTGCTCCAGGTAAAAAAAGGGGGACTTATGTCCCCGCTTTGTATTCGGTGTAGGGCGAGTGGCCCTGGTGGTACTCCTGGATCTTTTCGTCCAGCTCTTTGATGTCGAGTCTGTCATCAAAAAGGCTGACATAATCCCCTGTGAGTGGTTCGCCTCGCAAGTTCTTTGCTTTGCGATACTCCTGGAAGTTCTTACAAGTCCTAGCTAGTTGGTAGCTCTCATAGTCGTTATCCATGTATAGAGCCACGTTCCAAGTCTCGTAGTTAGTCCAACCGTTGTAGCTCATGGCCTAGTCTCCTCCCAACTGATTGTTGAGTAGTCGAAAGAGGGAGCCTTTTGATTGGCTCCCAATGATCCTAAGATCATAATGATAATTGTCATAAAGGCTAGATAGCCGATTGTGAATTTCATAGCTTTAAGAATAAAGTTCAATTAGTAAAAGCTCGTAGGCTCTTTTGCGTATGTGAGGATCGAGAGGATCCTCTTGGTAGAGTTCCTCTTCGATCTCTTCGAGCCTTGTCTCCTTGTAGGAGTCAAAGATCAAATTGCTCATTGGCCTCGATCATGCCTTGGTTAAAGTAGTCTTGGGCTTTCTCTTCGAGTTCCTCTTCGAGATCCTCTAGAGCTTGTTGGTCGTTTGGCTTGATGCCTCTCGCCCTTGCCTCGTCATCTACGTAAGCGTCCCATTCGGTGCCGTAGCACTTGGGACGATTGTACACAATAGTCATTTTCTTGAATCCTCTAGGCTTTGCTTTGCTTCCTCTTCGAGGATAACTCGCAATGCTTCGTAGGTTTTTCTTAGCTCGGTCATGTCTCGCTTGCCGTACCACTTAAGGAAATCTCTGCACTCCTCGTGGACCATCTTGAGTCCGTTTTGACCTCGTGTGAAGTCCATGCTGACTCTGTCGCCGTCCGTAAGATTTACAGAAACATCATGTGATGTAAAGCTGAGAGATTCTACACCTGAAAAAGTGTAGCGTGCCGTTGGTTTTGCCATAGCTGAAAAGTTAATTAAGTTTTCTAGGTTCATAGGGTTGTTTCCTTCCCTACTCTTCTATTATAGCAGCTATCTCCTATAATACATGAGTAACCCTCCTATCTGTAACAATTCGTAACATTTGGGGGGTGTGTTGTAAAAATATTGCAGCAGCAGCACAAGGCAGGGAACTTACTGATAAAGCACAGAATAAGTTGCTGTTATAGTAAAAGTGGTTATTATTTTTGTATGGCAGTAGCAGAACCGTTAAGTTTACGATGGGCACAGGGGGAGGTGTTTAAAGCTGATGAAAGATTTAGAGTGCTTGTAGCTGGAAGAAGATTTGGAAAAAGCTATTTAAGTTGTGTTGAGTTATTGAAAGGTGCTATATCGAAGCCAGGTGAAACGTATTTTTATTGTGCTCCTACATATCGAATGGCAAAGGACATTGCATGGAAAACATTGAAGAAGTTAGTACCAAAACAATGGATCAAGTCTAAGAATGAAACAGATTTAAAGATTGAATTAGTAAATGAATCAACTATTGAGTTAAAGGGAACTGAAAACGCTATGGCATTAAGAGGTCGTAGTTTAAGTGGAGTAGTTTTAGACGAAGCTGCATTTATGGACAGAGAGGTATGGTCTGAAGTGATAAGACCTGCATTAGCAGATAAGCAAGGTTGGGCATTATTTATTTCAACACCTGATGGTACGGCAAGTTGGTTTTACGATTTATGGTGTTATGTACCTGAAGATGATAGTGGAGATTGGAAGAGATGGAGTTTTACGACAGTAGAGGGGGGTAATGTTCCGAAAGAGGAAGTTGAAGCAGCTAGGGGGCAGTTGGATAATCGTACATTTAGACAAGAATTTGAAGCGAGCTTTGAAAATCTAACGGGATTAGTTGCAATTAGCTTTGATGATGAGAATATTTCGACTGAAGCTGCTGATTTACATATGTTGCCACTGTATATGGGGGTTGATTTCAACGTTGACCCGCTTTGTGGGATATGTGCAGTAAAAAGTAATGAAAATTTGTATGTTTTTGATGAAATTATCTTACGGGGAGGTGCAACTACATGGGATTTTGCTGAAGAAGTAGTTAATAGATATGGAGTTGACCGAAGAATCATAACTTGCCCTGACCCTACGGGCGGTGCTCGAAAAACAAGTGGCGTTGGGCTCACAGATCATACAATTTTACGCAGAAGTGGTTTTACCGTGTCTAGTCCAAAGGCTCCTTGGAAAATTAGAGATAAAGTTACGGCTGTAAATACAGCATTATATGATGCAGCTGGTGAACGAAGAACATTTATTCATCCCAGATGTAAAGAACTAATAAAATCTCTACGGACGCTAACTTATGCACCAAACACAGGTATGCCAAACAAGAATTTAGGAGTTGACCACGCATTTGACGCTTTCGGTTATCTTTGTTTACAGCAATTTAACTTAGCGAAACCAGAGACACTCGGCCAAACTTCGTTTAGAATATACTAAGATACCTAATTCTTACTATGCCTTATCACACTGGGATGAAGAAAAAGAAGAAAAAAAAGAAGGGAGGTAAGAAACGTAGTGAATGTTCCTGTAAATAAAGCTCTTTACGCTAGAGTAAAAGCGGAAGCCAAGCGTAAGTTCAAAGTTTATCCTAGTGCTTATGCTAATGCGTGGCTTGTACGAGAGTATAAGAAACGTGGTGGTACTTACCGAGTGGAGAAAAAACGTGGCAAAAAGTAGCCCAAATCCAAGAGCAAAAGGTGGCTTAACCCGTTGGTTTGAAGAAAACTGGGTTGATGTCAAAACTGGCAAACCTTGTGGTCGTAAAAAAGGCGAAAAAAGAGGCTATCCAGCTTGCAGACCCAGTAAACGTGTATCAAGTAAGACACCTAAGACTGTCGGAGAAATGACAGCTAGTGAAAAAGCACGTTTTAAACGTGAAAAAACTAGTAGCAAAAAGATAACATATCAACATAGACGCAAAAAAACTAAAAAAAGGAGTTAGAAATGGCAAAATCAGCGGCAATGAGTAGATGTTTAGGGTATATTTCAAGTGTGCGGAAGAGTAAAAAGAAAAAATCTTCCAAAAAATCAACAAAATCTAAGAAAAAATGATTGAAATTACTGATGAGATGCTTGACATCATCGAAAAAGTGAAAGGAAAGCGAAATCCTGCTTTGTGGGATCCTCGTTGTGAACAATATCAAAGAAAATTGAAAGAGGGTACTGTAAAAAAGTCAACAACAAGTTAAACTATTTATAAATACTCTTTTTTCTTAGGACAATGGCATTTTTTCGTGGCGAGGAAGGTTCTGTAAAATTTAAAAATGGAACTGGAACTACTGAAGCAATCGTATCAACTACAAGTTGGTCACTTGATACTACAAAAGACACATTAGATGTTACTGCTCATGGAGCAACATTTAGAAGTTTTGTTGGCGGATTAATTTCTGGTTCTGGTACTGTTGATTTTCTTTATACAGCAGCTAGTGGAAATGAAACTGAAACTATTGTTGATGACGTATTAACAGCAGAAGATCCAGCAGATGCACAATTTGAACTATTTCTAGATACTGATAATAGTAAAAAAATTAGTTTTAGCGGTATAGTTACAGGAACAAGTTTATCTGCAGCAACAGGTGATTTAGAAACAGTTAGCGTCAGCTTTGTTACTTCTGGTACTATTACCAACGCTATCTAATGCCAAAAGGTTCTTATTCAGCAAAACAGCGTAAACTAGCTGCCGTTGCTCCTCCAAGGGATAAGATTACGGCTGCAGATCTTAAAAAATTACGTTCTAAGAAAAAACGAAAAAAGAAGTGAAACTCACCACTCGCCAAAAAAATCTATTAGAAAAACATTCTGAACACCATAGCGATAAGCATATGGAGTTTATGAAAAGGCGAATGAGAGCAGGAGACACTTTTACCCAAGCCCATAAAAAAGCACAGGCAAAGGTGGGCAAATGAGAAAACGTAAAGGAGTAAGTTTAACATTGGGTCGAGGGGAGAAGTCTCGCAAAGGGGGACTGACTGCAAAAGGTAGAGCAAAATATAACCGTGCCACTGGTAGTAATTTAAAAGCACCCGTTACTAAAAAATCAGGTCTTACTGAGAGTGAAAAGAAAAGAAGAAAGAGTTTTTGTGCAAGAATGTCGGGTATGCCGGGTCCATTAAAAGATAAAAAAGGACGTCCCACTAGAAAGGCGTTAGCATTAAAAAGATGGAGGTGTTAAATGACTTACGCAATCCCAGGTCAAATTAGAACAAAAATTATCACCTCTACCAGTGTCGGAGGTACTGATAGCCCTTTTACTCGTACAAGAGCAGTCCTAGACATGATGAAAGGTTGGGAAATAATGAAGGCTGTTACAGAAGGAACAGAATATCTTAGAGAAAACTCTGAAGCTTTTTTGCCATTGGAACCAAGAGAAGATTATACAGCTTACATGGCAAGAGTAAATCGTGCTGTATTTTCTCCTTTTACACAAAGATTAATAAGAGCAGCTACAGGTCTTGTATTAAGAAAACCAATAAGTCTAATAGGTGATCCTTATTGGACAGACACATTCAAGATGGACGTTGATGGCTGTGGTTCGGACTTAGATGAATATGCAAGAAGAATACTTATGTGTTCACTTACATATGGTCAAAGTCATATTCTTGTAGATTATCCTTCCCCATCAAATGCTGTGAGTCTTGCAGAAGAACGTCAGCAAAATCGTAGACCATATTGGATTGAAGTTGATCCAAATAATTTATATGGTTGGAGATTAGATAGAGAATCTAATTATGGAAACTTGATACAGGTGAGACTTGCAGAGAAAGCTGTATTACCCGATGGAGATTTTGGAGAAAAAGTATTTGACCAAATAAGAGTAATTGAACCAGGTAATTATAGAGTATTTCGTAAAACAGATCAGATTGATGAGATGTACGATGTTAATGATAATTCTTACGCTGGTGAATTTGATGCTCAGACTACAGGTGATGAATATCAAGAAGTAGAATCTGGTGAATTTTCTCTTGGTGAAATACCATTAGTAACTATTTATTCTGGTAAAACAGAAAACTTAGTAAGTAAACCACCTTTGCTTGATATTGCGTATCTAAACCTTGCACATTTTCAAAGGCAAGCTGATTTAATTCATAGTTTACACGTTGCATCTCAACCAATGCTTGTAATGGAAGGATATGATGATCAGACTAAAGATTTAGCTATTTCTGTAAACTATGCGATGGCAACTCAGCCAGGCAACAAAGTTTATTATGTAGAGCCCGCTTCAAGTGCTTTTGATGCTCAATCATCAGAAATAAAAGAACTTCAAATGCAAATGGCAACATTAGGAATTAGTACATTATCACAACAGAAGTTTGTAGCTGAATCTGCTGATGCAAGAAGATTAGATAGAGTAGATACTAATTCTATGCTCGCTATGGTTTCTATGGAATTAGAACAAAAACTTCAAAAATGTTTTAATTTATCTGCTAATTATGTAGGTATTGAACCACCAGAAGTAAAGATTAGCAGAGATTTTGATATTGAAAGATTAATTGGACAAGATATTGCAGCATTAACATCATTATTTGATCAACAAGTAATTGATAGAGAAGAATTTAGAGACATTTTGGTTCAAGGTGAAGTTTTACCAACAGCGAATGAGGTCAAATCCGAATAATACGCTAAAATAATATACAAGTACACAAAATTATCATGGGCAAAACTTTACAAAGAGTCGAGCAATCTGATGGCTCTTTTAAATGGGAGATGGTTGAATTTCAACCAGAACTCACTGAAACAAAAGTTGTAAAGAAAACAACTAAGAAAAAAACTACAACAACTGAAAAATAATTATGATTGAAGAAAAAGTAATTCAGTCTGAGTCTGTGACTCCTACTGAACAGCCTGTGGCTGAAACTGCTTCACAACCAACACAGCCAACTGCACCAAATCTTGATTCTCTAAAAGCAGATTATGAAGCACAAGTAGCTGCTTTACGGAAACAGGTTGCAGATGGAGAAGAAAAATTTAAAGGCATCAAAGGAAAACTTGATGAAGTTTATAAACAAAAAGATCAACAACGTAAACAAGAGTTAGAAGATCAAGGACAATGGAAAACTCTTTGGGAGGAAGCAAATAAAACTGCACAAGAAAAGGATCAGCAGATTAATTCTTTATCACAACAGTTGGAAGATTTAAAAAGTTCTAACGAATTAGCTTCTACAAAACAGACAGCATTAGCAGCTATAAGCAACCTTGGTGCGATAAATGCGGAACAGACTTTATCTTTATTGCAAAGTAACTTACAAAGAAATGCCGAAGGTAAAGTTGTTATTTTAAATGGTGGAGTCGAACAGGATTTAGACTCTTATCTTACAAGTCTCAAGAATCCTGGTAGTGGTTGGGAACATCATTTCAAACCAAGTTCAGCAGCAGGAATGGGTGCAAAACCAACTCCTACATCAAATGTGGGTGGAGGACAGGTAAATCCTTGGAAAACGGGCAATATAACTCAACAAATGCTAATATCAGAACAGAACCCTCAGCTTGCTGCGGTGCTCAAGCAAGAGGCTCAAAAAAGTAGTTAGTTTCCGTGAGACTAATGCCTTAGTCTGTGACTAGGGGATCGCAAAAACTTAAAAATGGTAAATCTGAATGGCTGCTCCGTTTCAGAATTACTCTGGCGGTGTCCTATTAGCGGACATTGTTAAGAGAAATAACTTTGCTGCATACGTTTCCGAGGCAATCAAAGAGCGTAGTGCATTTATTAGGTCTGGTGCTGTTGTACGCAACCCACTACTTGATTCAAGAGAAGGTGGAACAAGAATACAAGTTCCAGAATTT